AAACTTCTAGAGACTGGAACACGACCTGTAGGAGAAGCATCTGCTCGTGATAAGTATTGGGGAATCGGAACTTCAGCAGACACTGCTAAAGCAAATGATCCATCGAAATGGCCTGGTAAGAATGTCACTGGAAAACTCTTGATGGAACTGCGAACAGAATTTAAGGAGTAAAACCACATAGAGAAGTATGAAGTATCCAAACATTCTATTCTTTCGAGATGAATCGTATTCAGAAATTGATACTTTTTTGTCTGAAAACAAAGAGAAACTCAACTGTACACTCAATCCAACTTCAGATCCTAAGGATGTATTGAAACTCTTTGATTCCAATTATCATTTGATTGTGACCTATGGTAAGTCTGAAACCGAGTACTATGGACGTATGGGAAATCTTGTGAACCGAATGCGTCTACGATGGCTTCACTTTTACGAAAACATTAAGGATTTGGATGCATTCAATCGTGGTGTGAATTTCTGCTACATTCACAACTGCTTGCTTCCACACACAATGACTCGTCCTATTTTTTCGGTGTTCACAACTTGCTACAATTCGTATACAAAGTTCCATAGACCTTACAATAGTTTGAAAGCACAATCCCTTCAAGATTGGGAATGGATTGTAGTGGATGACTCTCCAGATGATAAACACTTCGAGTTTCTAAGGGGTCTTGCAAAAGAAGATCCACGTATTCGCCTTTATCGTAGATCTGAAAATAGCGGTAACATTGGCAATGTGAAGAATGAAGCAGCGTCTCTTTGCAGAGGTAAGTATATCCTTGAATTAGATCACGATGATGAGATTCTTCAAGACTGTCTTTCTGATGCCACACAGGTCTTTGAAAAAGATCCAGAAGTAGGATTTGTCTACATGGACACAGCACATTTATATGAGAACGGAAATACTCATTCCTATGGTGATCATTTTGGACTAGGATATGCTGGATACTATTGTCAAAAATATAACGGAACGTGGGTCAATGTGATTTCAACACCCAATATCAATAATTACACATTGTCACACATTGTAGGTGTTCCAAATCATCCACGTATTTGGAGGAGAACAACCTTACACGAACTTGGAAACTATTCTGAGTTTTTACCAATCTGTGATGATCAGGAATTACTTCTACGAACCGCAGTGAAGACCAAAATGGCGCGTGTTCATAAGTTAGCATACATTCAGTACATGAATGACGGATGGAATAACTTTTCACTGATTCGAAATTCAGAAATCAATCGACTAGGTCCTCAATTTATTGTTCCACAAGCGTATGCAGAATACAAGATTGATGATGCGATGCGTAAAAGGAATGCCTTTGAAGAACCTACACCCAATTGGTGGGCACTTCCGATGTGGAAACGTGAAAACTTCACAAACAAATACTGTAATTCATTGATTAACTTGAATTTTAAGAAGCAGTATTGTATTTTGGGATATAAGTGTTTGATGGAATGCATTGAGTCCATTCGTGAACTCTATGCAAACCCTGAGAATGACTTTTTAGTCTTGGAAAACGGAATGTCCAAAGAAGACTTATGTAGAATCTTGGATTCACTCAAATTAAGTCGTATGAGATGTTATGCTTTGTCAGATTGTACATGGGAACAGTTGCGTGCCTACTTCTTCCTAGTCTACAAGAGCACAGAGGATCATGAAGTTTGGACCTCTACCGAGTCTGTCTGTAATACTCTGCATACGACAGTGACGGTGCCTGTGGTTGATCCTGAGGAGAAAGACCTGGAACAAATCGTTGAGACAACTTTGCCCCAACAATCTGAGTTGCTTGTTCAGGAGTGATTTCACCTTTTTCAATCTTTCGTTTGAGCGTCAACATTTCAAAAAAGGTTTGATCTAATCGATCTTCTGCGTGCATTTGAAATAGAGAAGGATAGTTGAAATACAAGATCTTGTTTTCGTCTTGAAGTTTCTCTTCATACGCTAGTTTGTTCGACTTGAGATGAGACCATTTTTCTTTAGATCCGTCCATTGTACGCACCAATGCTTGAATTTGCGTTGCGCTCAAATCTTCATCGTTAATTCCACGTCTTCCTGCTTCAACCTCTCTAGGAGTGAGTTCACGAGCTGCCATTACCTTTAATATTTAATTGCGTCTAATACAATGAAACGCAGAACCCGAAGAGGGGGTGTCGTTATTGGACAAGGTTCATTCGCAAGCGTATATACTAAACCTGATCCAATTGAAAAACAACTTCCAAAAGGATGTGAATGGAAAGATGGATATGTCATGAAAGTATTTGACACTGGAGTCACTTTTAAAGCTCGAAAAGAATGGCTTTCAACAGGTCAATTACGAGAGAAGAAACCAGAAGGTATGATCTATCCTGAATCTCAATGTATTCTTAAAGATGGACGACATGCCATCTTTTCTCCAAAAGGTGGACAATCACTCTTTGAACTTTTCTATACAAATGAGGTCATTGATACTCCAGAAAAACTACATGATGTTGTTCAGGGATACATTTCATCTCCAAAGATTGTGCGAAATCATGAGATGATTCCAAAAGTCATTGAAGCACTTAAAGTATTAAAAGGTCAGGTAGAGTCTATGAACAAAAACATTATCCACACGGATGTCCATGAAGGGAATGTTGTGTATGATGGAGAGGTTGCGAGATTGATTGATTTTGGTGAATGTCGAAACAATTCTATGAAATGTAGTCTGGATGCAGGAGACATTGATGAAATCATTGAAAAACTTAAAACATCCGGTGGATCTAGGAAATCGCAACCGAGAGTTGTGAAACCAAAGCGTCGCACTCGGAGGCGTCTGTCATTCCTGTCAAAATGATATTACCAGTTCTAAAGACCTTTGCAATCCATTTAGTGTTCGGAAAGTAGATTTTCACAGCAGGATACACTGCAGGTTCATAGATCGTTGTAACACCTTTACTTCTGAGTGAAGCATACAACGTATCTCGTGAAAGATTTGAGGTTCCAATCAATTTAGTCTTGTAATTCATGAGAACCACTCGACGCGAATCAGTCCATTCGCCTGAAAGAATTGCTTCTGAACAATGTTCTATGATTTGACGTTTCAAATGAGTCGTCACATGACGGTCATATGCTTCATCCAATACACCTGTGATATGAAAGACCCCATTTTGAAAGATTTTGACAGTGATTTCTTTGGAAGGAAATGTACCATGTCCATCCGATAAGAGAACAACAGTAATTGAATTATGTCCAAATCCAGTTGTACGCTTGGGAGGTGTAGTTTTAGTTCTTCGTTTAATAAGATCTCGCTTAGATGAACCACGTTTAACGACTCCTTGCTTTTCTACCTTTATCACTGACTTTGTTAGGGGGAGCGTGTGTGCCAGTACATCCGTATTCAGTCGTACTCCCATTGTGTAGAGAACGACCATCGTTGTGAGTGTTGGGGATTCCATTGTGTTGTGGATCTGTATACACGTAATCAATTTCATTTTTCCACGCTTGAGAGAATGCTAGAGGAAACTGAGATACAACAATACACTTAAACTTACGAATTGCTTTTCGTAAAACAACTTCTTCATGTGGAGTCAACATCCATCCATCTAAATACCCAAACCAAAGTGTGCCTTCTGTCTGATGTGATACTAAATCCAAAACAGTGTCCATCCACTGATCTAATGGAACCGTGGATAAATCAAAACAACCAGTAGGTTTGGGGACCTTGTAAGTATATACGGTCAACATGATTACATTCAGACATAGATGTTTAAGCGTTACGATCTGCCGTATGTGGCCATTGAATTGTACTCTTCAATGCAGAGGATTGAGCAACTGTAAGACGGCAATTGCATCCATCTGCAAGTAGAACTTTTTTACAGTTCGGGCAACAGTTACTTGCATATCCATTACCATATGCTTGACGTGCTGCCTGAATCTTGGACAATTCAGCATCTGCTCTTAATTTATCATTTATTTCGGGGAGTTGAGTTGAAGATAAGCAAGGCATCGTATTTGTGATCTGAGACGCCTTGGTATTTGCGCGAGTTGAAGCTTGTGCTACCGCTTGTCCTGCTGTAAACTGTGTATACATGTGTGCGTCCTGAACAGTATGTCCACCTCCATGAAGATATCCTGCAGGACTACGTGTAGAAGGAGCGTTCAAGACAACTGCACATGCAGTGTTTGCAACTCTTGTTTCTAAGTTACCAGAGGCAGCAAGACGTCTGACAATCTCTGTTTGATGACCCGCATCGCGATGAGGTCGTGTATCCGTAATGGTCACCATTCGTTGTTTCATGCGTCCAAGATATTCACTATAGGAGGACATTTACTCTTATCTTCTAGGTAAAAAAAGAATGGAGGGGGTGAAACTGAAGATTCGAATTCCTAAACTCTGGTTGTGTCCAGAAGACACTTGCTCTGAGTTTTCGAAGAATGAATCGTATTGCGACAAGTGTTTATACACCCGGATGGGTAAACATGTGCCTACGACAGCATTC